GCAGCCATGGTTGCCGGGGTCATACCATATACAAGAGACAGAGAAAGATCCGATGTTGTGAAGAAGGTGTTGTTGTCTTGTGCTCTGTCCAAAGGTTCATCATGGCAGACCTCAGTTTTGGCCAAATCTTTCAGATTTCTTGTCCTGAACATGATCTCTCGCACTGGAGACCCTCAGTCGCAAATCGATTCAATATCTCGGTCGATGAATAAGCCCATGCCATCGTCAGACTATCTTCTTGTGAGATGCGTCTTGAAGTCGGTTCAGAGATACAACTCTCGAGCTCAAGTCACCCCATTGCTGGGACTGCCCTACAGGTTCATTAATCTCGAAAAGGATATAGCACTGAGCACAATGTGGCACATGCGTAAAATTCGAGATCACTTTGAGACGGTTAGGAAGCTGGTGTCGGCTGCTGACAAAGAGACGAGAAACCGCATCGAAGACAAAATTTTTCAAGAGAGAGTTCTCAAAGCTCTAGTGGAATGCAACAAGGGTGAGCTCAAGCAAGAAGATTTCGATTCCTTACTCGATGACAGACCCACTTTCCCTCATTTTAATGCTTTGTTATTTATCGCTCTTAGTTACATAGCTGTTAATGGCACAAACTTTGGGATGTCGCAGAGGACTGCTGATGTGAGATTGTCAACACTAATATCAGACAAAAGATGCATTTCGGTAAGGAGCAGGACTGTATCACAAGTTGACGGCATCGAGTTCAAGCAACTGAGGGTTGCTGATGCAATGGCAAAGTTCTTGACGTCATATGGTGACCCTCCTTCTATATTCCATTTGATGTATAGAGTCTCAAAGTCTCCTGAAGAGCCTCTCATGAATTTCAACGTGGAGAAGGGGGCGAAAAGCGGTAGGCGTGAAATACCTCAGATGAGCCAAGTCAACAGGTTGCAACAAATGTTTGAAGAGAAGAATCTCTCGATATATGTATCACAGGAGCAAGATGACTTCATGACTGACCCGAGAAAATTTGTCACTTTCGCAGAAGACTCTTCAAGAATATTAAGGTCTGGAGGGATGATATCCTCAGAAGATAAATCTAGTTTTTGCCATAACTTCCTTCCTGAACACATGGGGTTGTGTGTAGCGATGGTAGCCAGACTAACAGGTTCGACGGGAATGATATCAGCTGCCTCACTTCTGCTTTGTGACACAACAAGATACTCAATACTGCCAGAAGGTATTTCAGAGTCAGACGTGCCAAAAAATGTTTTAGCGGGCAAGGCCCGAGGCATAGTGGGCAAGAAATTCACTGAACATTTTATAGTGAAGAACATTAAGAATTTCCAACAGGGACAGCGCGCGTACGCTGGCGCAGTTATCAACACAGTGTTCACCAAAGCAATAGACGCCGTGCAAAAGGAGAGCTCAAGCTTAATCCTTGACTCAACTGTGAGGACAACATCTGATGACCTAAGCAGAGGCGTGGTTGTTGATCCGTCTACAATATTCGATGAGGATGTGGTCGAGGAAGACTATTTCGCTATGGCTGTCCATTTGAACAACTCCTGCATGATGGAGAACAGTGATGACAAATTCATGATGTCGAGGTTGATAGGCGAGTTCAACAATGTTACGGCAGGGCCCAACGGCTTGATGAATTCAAGTATATCGAACGCAATCCTCTCCGTGCAACCTTTGACTGGTGACAACCCTTTAGATGACATGATTTCCATGGTATCAAATTCGAAAATGAGTTTACCATGGGGGACAAGTTTAGACGTTATAAGAACAGTTTATTACGCCTACTACGCTCAGTTTCAGCAGAAGTGGCTATTCACGTCTGAGATGATGGACTGGATAGTTGAGATGGGTCTGTTACCAGCAAACGACGAGCAGATAATTGAAGGTTTCGGCATCAGGAATGAGGAGATGAGACTGAGAATAGCCTCTGCATTCAGACCAGATCAGGTGGATGATGTCTTGAAAGGGGAAGTTCAAATCCTTAACGTACTGAGGTCTTTCCGAGTGAGAGATTCCAAGAAGAAGAAAGTGAGAGCAGTGAACTACATCAGTCATTCTACCGGGGTGTTCCGAGTTTTTAGGAGGATCGATGCTTCTAGGAGGGTGATGGGCAGGATGCACTCGTCAGTGGTTAGGCCTCTACCAGTAGCCAAGAGAGTTGCTGTGAGAGATGGTTTTGTAAAGCTGATATCTACACCTCAGAAATTGCAATGTGAAAATGCAGCTCTTATAGTCGACCTCATGAAGCCCCCGTCACAGGTCAAGATAATACCTATGTACCCTCAAATGAGGCATCTACTCCCTTTCAAAATGGGAGACAGTGTAACTGACGCAGACGTCCCTGATTTGAATAAAATCAGGGTAGCAAGGTTGTCGGGCTTGATCTTAACTAACCCGCTGACCGATGAGGAGAAAGCAGTCGTTTCCTTAGACCAAGAAGAATACGACAAAGCCGAGTTCAGACTAGAATCCAGATCTAGCACAAGGGGGGCGTCTTGGATGTCTCCAGCAGGGGCTTCATTGTTCAGGTTTCATAATGACATCATGTTCAAGACTCCCATGGCATTTACCTACAAAGTGGACTTGGAAGTTCAATCTTGGAGAGTGAGACCAGTGATAATTGATGGAGAAGAATTTGCTGACT